TTCTGTCCTTGGCGCTCTACCCAGTGCTGTCGCCATGATGCGTATGGTTCGTCACTGAGGAACTTAATGATGATGGGCTCGTCCTCTACACGGAGACGAGTGGCGTATGGGGAATCAGCATCTTTAACTGCTGAGACACCTTCCCACCCTGAGCGGATAATACGGCGTGCAGCAGGTGCTGCGGTTACGGGGGCAGAAGTTGGTACTTCTGTTTCTTCGTCAAAGTCGTGTGGCATTTTTCTTTCTTTCGTTAGCGTGGCCAGTTGTTTTTGATATGTTGTCTTGCTGACTCCCATTGAGCAACCAGTGGGTCATCTAGATGATATTTTTCCACAGTGTCAATGATAAAGTCAAGTTGGCTAAGACTATAAAGTCTATGGCCTTTTGGTTCCTTACCTGGGAGTTGTTGACCCTCAGGTGGAGGAGTTCGGAAGTTAGCCTTTGGAATAATTCCTCGGTACTCCCACATACGGATGGTGGCTGCTTTACGCCCTAAGGCTTTGGCAAATTCACCAACTGTAAAAAATTGCTGTGCTTCACCATTAATGATGAACACTTTTGATTTTGCGCCATTGTAGCGGTCAAAACCGTGGTTAACAACTTGCTTGTCAACAAGTTTGTTTTTGGGCGGGCGTTTGCCAGGAAAGTTTGGAAGGTCGTCAAAATAATCTAACGGGTCTTTCATGCTTTGAATGCCCATGATTCTTTCTCACCGTAGAAACTAGTAATAGTTTCTGTAACGTCAGGATTTTCCCAAGCCATTGCAAGCAGTTTATCTTCGTCTAATCGCTCTACAATAATCTTTAGGTCATCCCATAGACCAGATTCCTTAGCCCATTCTTCTGCGGCTTGTTCATCAAATGTACGAGATACACGGCGCTCATACTTAAGTTCAATGTCACCAACTTTGAACCACTTATGACCTTTGTCGTCTTCGTAACCATTTTCTTGAATAGCGTTTACTAACTCTGCACGCATCTCATTCTGGCGCTTAGTTAGCATGTCAATTGCTTCTTTTGACTTTTTAAATTCTTGAGCAAGTCGTTCGTAATAATCTAGGGTTGTCATCTTATACCTCGGAGTTAATCATAAAATCTGTTAGTGAACCTACGTTTAATTCAAACTTACCATGACTGTCATACCCTTTGTCAATAAACGCACCATTAATTCCTCTTTTTTGTTGAAGCATTTCGTACTGGCGTTCCTCAATAGAGCCTTTCATTACGAATGAAGTAATTGTAACGTGGGGGTGTGTTGAAGATAGTCGGATGATGCGAGCATCTCGCTGGTCTAGTTTTCCAGCAGACCATGGAAGGTCGTAAGAGATAAGGTAATTGGCATTCGGGAGGTCCACTCCATAGCCACCTGCGTCTGAAGATAGAAAGAGACGGACATTAGGTTCTTTTGCAAAACGCTGTTTGGCGATATCCCGTTCTTCAGCAGACATTCCTCCCATAAACAAAACGCTTTCAGAAAGTCCTTTCGTTGCTTCCTTGATAAGCCGTAGGTTCTTCTTAAAGAATGAGAATAAAACCACCTTGTTATTCGGGTCTTCATTAAGTACATCCTCTATGTATGAAAGAACTGCATCTAGTTTAGGACTAGTAGCGGACTTGGTCAACCACCCATGTGCTATGACATGGTTGGCATAAGCACTGCCATCTGTAGTGTTGGGGTCCATGTAGTTATCAGAAGAATCAAATACAAGTTGTGGGTTATCGCAGAGCATGCGTAGAACTGTTAAGCGAGACATAATCTCACCTTGTGCTTCTCCACCCGCTCCCGTGTTGTAGTGGGCCCAGAGGTCAAAACCTTTACCATACTTGCTAACAGCATTCTGAAGTTCCTGTAAAAGGTCAGCCGCAATAATCTTGTAGGCTGAAGCACCTGCTTTGTCAAACTGCACAGGAATTACTTGGTTAATAACCTTTGGTAATTGGTCTTGAATGTCTTCACGGGTGCGGCGAACCATTACGTCAGAAATAGTCTTGTTTAATTGTTGTAAGTTTCTGTAACGTATGGGCTTTCCATAACTATCACGAACAATAAAAGTGTTGTCAAAAATATCAAAACGACCAAGCACATTTGGGTTTACAAATTGCATAATTGAAAATAGTTCTTCTGGTCTATTCTCAATAGGTTGACCTGTTAATGCATAACGGTAGTGACAGGTCTTACCAAGACGCTTTAAAAGTTTTGAACGCTTTGCACTAAAAGATTTGATGATAGTTGCCTCATCAATAACCATTGCATCAAATGCGGCTTTTTTAAACAAAGGTTCATCGTGAATAAGCATCTCAGGATTGATGATGGTGTACTGCGCATTACGAGACAACCTCCACAATGCTTCACGTTCTTTTGGAGTTCCATCAATGACCACAGCACGAGAGGTTGTAAACTTTTTAATCTCACGAAGCCATTGATACTTCAAAGAGGATGGTACAACCACAATGATGCGGTCAATGTCACCAGCATCCAAAAGGGCTTCTGTAGCGGACAGTGTGGTGGGTGTTTTACCAGCACCCATAACCATGGCTAAAAGAACTTGCCCACGGTCAACCATCTTGTCACGGGCTTCTTGCTGAAAAGGATAGAGAGTTCCTGTAAATGTCATTTAAACCACTTTGGTATTGCTGAGGCCGATGAGATAGCAGTGACTATCTGGTCGTCAGTCATGTCACCAATATCTTTTGCAGTAGTACCATCATAACTTAACCAAAGAATCCCTTTGCGGAAACGAGGCAAAGTTGAAAATAACTTTTTAGACGATGCAATACCTGCTTCGTCATTATCCATAGCCACAATAACTTTATCTGCATACTGCTCCAATAACTGTACTTGAGTATCACTAACGGCTGCTCCAAAACTAGCAAGACCTTGCACCTGTAGACCAAGACTAGTCAAGCGCACAACGTCCAATGGTGACTCCACTAGTACCGCAGTGCCACCTTTAAAACGTTCAATACCAAAAAGAGTTGAAGACTTCTTTACACCAATTGGATAGTTGCGAACCCATCCCGACTTCTTTGCTTGCCATCCAATCAAACTTCTGTCACGGGTAAGCAGTGGAATAATCCATGCCTCATTTTTTGAATCCCACCTAACACCATGCAAACGGCATGCTTCTGAAGTTAGTGACCGCTTAGTTATTTCACTATCAGGAGCATCCTCATACTTGTGGTACTGGATAACATCAGGTTCTTGTTTGTAGGACACTTGTGGAGTTGTTAGACGCTCCAACCCCATTGTCACGACAGTTGAGTAGTAGTCGTAAGCAGGTTGGTCAGAACCAGTCAACTCTTGTACAAGACCCATGAGAGAACCACGAGCACCGCATGAGAAACAAATCCAGGCACCAGTAGTTGCATTCATAGACCATGATGGTGAACCGTCTGCTTTACCAGTTCGTGTAATGTGTACAGGACAACGTCCACCAATTTCACGCTCTCCTACATTAGTGACTTCAACACCAATGTTGCGTAGTACATCTACAAGACTAGTAGTACCAGTTGCCGCTGCTGTCATCTTCGTCTACTTCCGTGAAGTTCATGTTGTCCCAATCCCACTTAATGCGCACTTCACCTTTAGGAGCAGTACGTGCTGCAATTACTCTGATAATTGCTTGGTCATCAATATCTGGGTCAGACTCAACACCCAACACTAAGTCTGAGTCTTGTACGAATGATGATGAATAACCAATTGCGTCTGAGGTAACTTGACGTGTCTTCTTGTTACCTAATTTCCATGCCAACACCTGAGTTGTGATGACAATAGGAATATCAAAACGCTGTGCTAAACGCTTGAGAGAGCGTGTGATGTTTGTAAGTGCTTGTGGGCTTCCCTTAGGCTCACCCTGCTCGTCATCCATCAAGTACACACCGTCAATGAAAAGAACACTTGGGCGATACTGTTGCACCTTACCAGCAACCGCAGAAACAGTTGTGAGTGAAGATGTGTCTTCAGTCATCACAAATGGGTGCATGTTCTTTTGAAGACGTAATGCCTTTTGCAACTTCTCCATGTCCTTAACAGACATATCACCACGCAAGATACGAGTGTGTGATACACCAGAGAGTAAAGCGTCATAACGTGCAGTTTGCTCTTCAATACTCATTTCAAAAGAAACATACATTGGAGATGTTCCGTGCATGTGAGCAGCACTTGCCATGATAAGAGTCATCAATGACTTACCTTTCTTGGCTTCACCAACGAAAGTAATTAACTGTTGTGGACGAAGACCTGCTGTGATTCGGTCAAGACCTGTGAAGCCAGTTGGGATGCCACGCAATGAGTTCGGTGTATTGCGCATCTCTTCATAACGAGCAAGTCGTTCTTCCCAGTTTTGAATGATGTCAACGTCACGAAGGTGTGCAGTTTCTGTACTGGCCCGTTGAAGACCCTCTGAAAGTTCTTTGTATGCTTCCTCAATCAGGTTGTTATTAAGAGCAGGCATTGCTGCTGCAATTGATTGAATGAGATGCTCACGCTTGAATGCTTCATAGATTTCATCAATCAATGCAGAGAATGGTTCTGCGGATGCATCCAGCAACAAAGTGTCTGCGTACTCCTGCTTAAACGCTCTCGCAGTTGGTACTGTACTGTGCTCACGCCAGTACGACAGAATCCATGTCCACACCTCAGAAAAGTTTGGACTGAAGTGTGATGGTTTAATACCAGCGTTAACAACTTCAGTTACAGAAGACTCTTGAATTACTTTGCTAATTAAAAGATGTTCGGCACTTGCCATTAGACAGTCCATGCTTTCTGTGGGTCTACAACTGTCGCACGAATACCAATGATGGATGCCTGCTCTTGTGTAGGAACAAGTATTCTACGGATAGAACGTTTGAAACGCAAGTCGTACGCCAACTCTTCAATGTTTGTGTAATGGTATACAGGAATTGAAATACCTTTACGAAAGAACCACGATTCAATCTCTTCAGCGTAGGGAAGAAATGTGTAAACCTCGGTGCTGATACCCAGACGGTCTGAAGTATCAATCAGTGCTTTCAAACACAGTTCATTAGGTCGCCAGTTCTTAATGCTCTTTTCTGAAACTGTCTGCTTCTTAAAAATATTGAGAACTTTTTCTGGTGGGTTTGCGATTAAGCCTTCAAAGATAATCCCTTGACCTGAATCGTAATCTACGCTGATGTCATTTCCCTGCATGGCTAGTCCTGTAGTCACGTCCTGCTGTCTCAATGATGAAACTGCTTTCATGAATAACAGATGCAAGGTGCTGCCCGTAGCGAGAACCAATTGTGTCAGGCGTAAGCGTTGACGTAATCAAGGTTGTCTTCTTCTCTTCATAACGGTTGTCAATCAGAGCCGCAAGTGCACTGCGTGCAAAATCAGTAGTGGTGCGTTCGGCACCTAGACTATCAAGAACTAAAATGTCAAAAGTTCTGCGCATGTACATGAGAAGGTTTGGGTCAGAATAACCATCTGACAACTCACCATGATTACGAGTTTCGTCATAAACCATGTCAAGGTAACGGTCAGCAGTGATGAAGATTCCAGAAAGTAAGTTGTCACTAACTGCTTGTCGCAATGCTGCTTGAATTAGGTGTGTTTTACCAGTGCCCGTTGGACCAAACAGGTAGATACCCATTCCATTCTTGGTGTGCTTTTCAGCAGAGTCTGCCCACTTGGTAACACCAATGAATGATGCGGTGTCTCCCTTTTCCTGGTCATAGGTCTTAAAAGACTTATCTGCATAGCGAGCAGGGATACGGGTGTTTTTGATTCGTTCCTCTACTGGGCGGTTTCGCCAGTAGCGGTCACTTTTCCATTCGGCCATTAGTCCTCCATCAGTCTGGGGTCAATTCCCCATTTGCCATAGTCTTCATTTGGGTTGCTTGTGCGGAAACTTTGAGCAAGAGAATCAAGGTCTCCTAAGAATACACGCCACGGGAGCAACTCAGGCTTCAGTGGTTTTGTGCGTAACCTACTAGCGAAGGTGTCTATCATGCCACGAATATCACCGTGTGTAAAGCCAGCCTCAGTAAGTTTTTTGAAGCCCTTCATTAGTGCTGGCCCATTCACAGGAGAACCGATTCGGTTCATAGCCTCTACTGGCATAGCATTACTGAAATAGTAAACCAACCCTGACAGAGAGTCTTTGGGTGTTTTCTTTTTTGGTGGTGTTATCTGATTTGGTAACGCTTCGGGGTCACTCCCAAGTGGGGTTCCCCAATCATCTGGAAACCTGTTCATGACAACAACCTAGGGTCTACTCTGTTCATCCCTTCCCCTCTTGTTTTTTTATTCTTGTTCTTTATTCTTGTTTGGGTGTCATGGGTGACACCATCGGGGGTGTCATGGTTGCTACTACCTAGTGTCATGGGTGACACCCCTGTAGTAGTGTCATGGGTGACACCACTAGGCACGTCAAAAGCACTGGGAGCATTGAAGTTAATGCGGAAATTGTTGGTCAAATTACGACCATTTGCTGAACGGCGATAACGCACTACAGCACCCAATTCCACCAGTTTGTTAACTGACCGCATAACCGTGCTCCGACTGAGCCCAAGTTCCTTAGCCAGGTGGTCGTAGGAGACAGTCAAATCCTGTGTGTTAGAGTTCATGAAACGGAGCATTCCCAACATAACCATCATGGTTGTTCCGTCACCTGCCAGGTACTCCATAAGCCATCGTGGAAAGGGCAGAAATGGCCCTGAGAAGCGATTAGAGGGGCGTTTACTGGTCATGTGGTACCTCCGTAGGGGTCACCATTATAAGCACAGACAGAGACGCTTTGCAACGGTATACTAGGAGAATGGCATCTAAGAAAAAAGAGGTCTGGGATAAACCAGACCCATCCAAAAAAGATAAGAAATTGACCCCTGAGCAAAAGGCAGAGGCCAAAGCCCGTGCAAAGAAGGCGGGTCGCCCCTATCCAAACCTCGTGGACAACATGGCAGTATCCAAGAAAGATAAGAAATAATGCCCCGTAACGAAGATTTTCTATCTGGCTCTGGCATGAGCGCTGAAGAACAGCATGCCGCTGTCATGCGTGCCTCTGCCGTACCTGTATCAGATTTTGAAGGGGAATACGAAAGCATTGGCACATATCAATCCCCGATGGCACAACTTCTACAAAGAAAAGCATGGGAATCCCGCATGAGAGCGGCTATGAAGAAAGAAGATAACTAATGGCTAAGTCACCAGCATGGCAACGTAAAGAAGGCAAGAACCCTGAAGGTGGTCTCAATGCAAAAGGACGTGCGTCCGCAAAGAAAGAGGGGCACAACCTCAAGCCACCAGTCTCCAAAGAACAGGCAAAGAAATCTCCTAAGTCTGCTGCTCGCCGTGAGTCTTTTTGCGCTCGTATGGAAGGCATGAAAGAGAAGAACACTTCAAAGAAAACTGCCAATGACCCTGATTCTCGTATCAACAAGTCATTGCGTAAGTGGGACTGTTAGAAAGTTTTTGTAATGAGTGCACTTACTGACTCTCTCAAGACCCTATTGTCTGATACCGTCACGATGTATTTTGTGGCACACGGTTTTCATTGGAACGTAGAAGGTCAAGACTTTAGTCAGTACCACGCATTGTTTGCGGAGATTTATGAAGATGTTTATTCAGCCATTGACCCGATTGCGGAAGATGTACGAAAGTTGGGAGAGTACGCTCCGTACACACTCAGTAAGTTCACGAGTCTACGCACCGTTGAGCCAAAGGATGTCAAGCCCGAACCAAAGGCAATGGCAAAAGAACTTCTGAGAATCAATGACGAACTGATTGATTCAGTGAATAAAGCCTTCAAAGAAGCAGAGAAGGCTGATGAGCAAGGAATTATGGATTTCTTAGCAGGTCGTGATGACATGCACAAGAAGTGGCGTTGGATGCTTACAGCATCAACTAAGTAACTTCTTAATTTCCTTAAGAGGAACCTGAACGGTCATGTATTGACCATTCTCCATGTAGACAACCATTGCCTGTGGCTCTTGTACTTCGTGATTATCTGAAGCAACTACTGGTAATTCACACTCGTCTGATTCCATCAGCGCATTCATGAGTGCTTCTTTTGACATGCCACCAGCATCTGCAATGCCCTGAGCAAACGCTGCCTTCTTCAAAAGGCCAATGCTCATATCACTCAACTCATCACGGGTGAGTGGTTCAAGTTCTACTTCCGCTTTTGGTGCAGGGGTTTCTGTAATGGTTGGTTCTTGTTCTACTGGGTCTTCAAGAAGAATAGGTACAAGCCCATTACTAAGTTCAAGTACCGTCACACCTAGGTCAATTGCTGTGACTACAAGATACATCATTTCTTCTGAGCGTTCATCGTCCCACATGACCAACAATGTTCCATTGTTAGCAGCAAGTTCTTTGATGATGGCTTGTTCTGCTGATGAACCACCATCAACAATGTAATCCGCTGTTTCAACAAGCACCTTTGGTGCAGAACTATCAGAGGTAACTGCGATAAATGGAATTTGGTTATCAAGGATGTAAGAGTAAGCAACCTTCTCTGCTTCAGTAGCGCCCTTACGACAGTTCAAATACAGTGTATGGTCTACATCCTGTGTAAAAATGTCTTTAATTCCGTCTTCAATGATTGAAGCAGCGTGTTGTCCGCCACCAACAATTCCGTAGTGTGTCATTTTGTTACCTCATTGTTTTTCTTTGTGCCATGTCTCCCAGAAGCACCAGCAGTCTCAGGAGTGTGTGTACTGTACCAGCAATTGTAGCAATGGCGCAACCAGCAACAAAAACATTATCTACACGTAGAACAAATGCAATAATGAAACTGACTAATAGAGAAAACACAACCTTGACCCATGGCATGGCTTCTTTAGGTGTGAGTAGGTCTATGACATGCACAATCTTATAAACCGCTAGTGCTCCAAGTATGTAAACCATTAGGTCTTCCCGTAGTAATAATTCCAGTTAATTTGAACATTGTCCTTTACAGTTACAGGGACAATGTAGTTTTTAATAATATCGTCTGTTGTGTCTGTCGTGCGTTTGTAATCCAGCATATAATATGAGAACGATGACCGTGCGGTTCCCGCCCATCTGTAGTCATAAGTTCCTAAACCACTTCCTGAAAGTGACGGAATGTAACCGCCTTCTTTGGTGTCTCCATCAAAGTAATCACCTACGCTATATGGTTCCACCATCCAGTTTTTTATAACAACTGACGCACCTGCTTGTAAACTAAAAGTCAACACAGGGATTACATTAACAGTGGTGGCAGAAGCACTATTGGTGGTTATCTCATAACGTTTTTGTGATGGGTAAAAACTGTTTGATGGTATTTCTTTTCGTGATGTGTTCCATGTGTCATAGAAAAACGTTGGTGGGAAAGAAGGCAAAGTAGTACCACTTTCCCATGTTGAAACCATTGTTGATGCAGCAATTTGAAAGTTACCAAATGAAGCACCAGCACTCAGTGTGGGAGTAAAGTTTGTATACAGATTGGCTGCATGGTAGTAAGGAAAAGAAGTACGTTGGTATACATATGCAGTGATAGTTCCTGTTCCTACATTAGAGACTGTCAATTGGGAGCCGTTAGTTGTTACAGATGCCCCTGTGGTGCTTGATTCACCATATGAAAACACACCCCATGTACTTGATTTTGTGTAAGATGACCTAGTAGAGCCAAATGTACTTGTTGCTGACCCAGTAACTGCTTGATTAAAAGTAGGGTCTGCGCAAAAGTTTATTCTTTGAGAATGAACATTAAAAATGTGGCTGGCACTTGCGCCAACACCCGTAGTTGTATAGGAAACCGTACAACCAGTAAGAGCATTGAGGTAATACTCAACACTGTTCACAGTTCCTTTTTGCCTGCGTACTTGTCCAATACTACTTAACAGTCTTCGTACTTTTGTAGGACCGACTGCATCAATAGTTGTTTCAAGACCCATCTCATAAGCCAACTCAGCAAGAGCAGGAGTTACCGCAATGTCAGGGTCATTTGATAGTGCAACAGTATCAATGAGTGTTCTGGTCCTATCAATTTCCCACCCAAATAACTCAATAAAATTGTACAGAGGTTGGTCTTCTTGTTTAGCGTCTAAGTTTCTGTAATACTCAGGAATGCGAGCCCACAAGTTGTTTAGAGAGTTGTATGCTTTTGGTACTTGAATATATAAACTTGTTAACTTTTCGTACCATTCAGTGGGTGTTGCTTCAAAATCTGAATACTTTGCAAAAAGCGAATAGTAAACCCAACGCCCCTCCTCTGTTCGTACTGAGTCTGTGTAACTAGAGACTGAGTTAGAGGAAATAGAAGTTACGAGCGTTCCGTCCTTAACCGTTTGTGGTTCTCCTGTAGTAGACGCAACAATTGTAAGTTGTGTTGGTGCAGGGGTTTCTCCAGAAGTTGCAAGGGCAAAAGAAAGGGACCATGAAAGTAAAATACTTCCTGAGTTAATAATGTTTGCACTAAAGGTATTAGTACCACTTATTGCCGCTGCTGCTGTTACAAAACCATCAGAACGCAGTGCTGTGTCGTCTGCATTCTTTCTTGTGTAAGAACCAAAACCAGTTGCTGTTTTACGAAGTGTAAAAGAAGTAGTAACCATTACCCAGTAACACCGCCTGAGATACCAGCAAGGTCATAGGCACCCTTGCGCAACAATGAAGTTGACGCAGCAGTAATAACATTACCAGCCGCAATAGTGTTTACATTTGTTGTGTTGAAACCTGTAATTACAACGTAATCAACACCTTCTACATCCATAATAGTTCGGTAAACTTGTCCCAGAGGAAGCACTTGACCAAATGACACATTATCAAATTCAAAAATTGTATCTAAAGCAGCGATTACAGCATCTGACACCCACTTTTGTACAAAACCATCTTTAACAACAATATCTGCATTAAGGTACACAGGTGTCAATGAAACAGTGGGTGCTACTCCAACACTTGCTCCAATTACTGTACGTGATTCAAAGTATGTTAGTGTGTCTGCTTGTGTGCTTGCACTTATTGTAATGGTGTTACCAAAACCGCTGTCTAGATAATCTGCTTGGAAGGGGACTGGGTAAATGGTAACTGCTGAACCCGCATTAGTAGCCGTTGCTTTTGCAACACCTGGAATACGAAGAGCCAAGTCTTTAAAGTCTTGAAGCGATACTGCCCTATCCTGTGTTCTAAACAACAAAGGAATATTTGCTTTCATAGATGTAATTGATTCATCATCAAATCCACCAGAAGCAGATGTAGACGAGGAAATACGAACACCCGTAAACGAATTATCTAAAAATGAAGTAATACGGTTTGAACCAATATTTCCACCTGAGCCATTACTCCTAATATACGTTACTTTAATTTCTGCACCGTTTTCAGGAACCTTACCGTTTAGACCATTACCAAAAACGATTTGAGAAACACCATCTGATGAAGTGGTTAAAGTAAATACACGCTCAAAGGATGAAGAGTCAGCGAGTCTGGTGGTGTACCTGTATGCAACAGCAGTGGGTTCCCCATTTATATCTAGTGGTCCCTCATATACGTTTACTTCCAAAGTGCTTGGTAAAATATTGTAATAACGAAGATTAAACCTTTGGTCAGGTGTTCCACTACTTACGTTCCCAAGAGTTGTTCCTACAGACTTTGGAAGTTCATCAATGACTGCGGTTCCTTCAATAACAGGAATGTCGTAGGCAGCATTAGACGCTGACATAGACGCTGACTGTGTTGATACATAGTAATAAGTGGTTTCACTACTTGTTCGTGGAGGCGCAACAAACGTTGTGTATTTTGGTATATTTACTGGACCTGTCCATGCAGATGTAGCAACTACAGTTACAGTTGCCTCTGCTGAGGTGCGGCTGTATGTTTCATAATCCAATAAGTTGGCAAAAGCAAGAACAGATTCACGCTGGGTAGCAGTTCGTAAGAAAGTTTCAGTAGCAGCCCTGTCTACATAGAAGTGTAGAACGTCCCCCATGTAAGCCCATAGGTCAACCAGCATGACACCAAAGTCTGCCTCAGACCGTGTTGTCCAAGACTGTCCGATAGGTAATTGGGAAGCACGTGACAACAAATCCTCTCGGATTGTGTAATAGTCACGACTTGTGTAATCAAAGTTTGGCATACATAAACCTACTAAATATCTGAAGTTACATTAAAAGAAACGGTACGGTTCCCATACAGTGGGATGTTGTACTGAACATTAATTGAAATTACTGAGTCTTCTGTGTAGGCCATTTCGGGTGATGTTGGGTATGTGATTGATATATCTAATACTCTACCAGAATCTAATTCCTCGTTGATAGCATCCATTGCTTCCATCTTAAAGTCGTCAAAAATCAAGGGATTCATCATCTCGTATAGAAGGCTTTGGATGCCCACCCCATAGCGGGTATTGATAGCCCGTTCACCAGAACGAGTTGTAAGCACATCTACAATGCACTGCTCCATTCTTTCTGTAATGTTGTCTGTTTCAGACACCCCACCATTGGAAAAGGAAAATGGGATTTTAATTGCTTTCATGTAAACCTACTCATAAATCTCAGTAAATGACGCTCCTGTAACCCACTTTCCTTTAAGAAGGTTGGGCTCTGGTGGCGTTACATAAGGACGTACAATGTTACCCCCAAGCGTTTGAGGGGGCTTGCTGTCTGTAGCAATTTTTAAATAACTTACCATTTCTGATTTTGTAATTTGATGCTGCACTTCTTGGACATACCAATACCCGTCCAAGTCAGATTCATACTTGTCTATTCTAACGACACTGCCAGGTTTGATAACGGGGAGACCAGTAATCATTACTTTTGCTGTTACGGAAAAGCCAGTTCTCAAAGCAGCCGATACAGCACGATGACCCATCTCATAGGTATCAGCGTTTTCATTTAGGACATTATTAAAAATAGAAACAAGTGGGTTGCCCAGTCCTGAAGTTTCTTCTGTTAGGGAGTTAGAAATGGATACAACTTTCCCATAACGGTCCAACACATGGATAGTGTCAGGAGCACGAGTTGCCTCAGGAGTTATAGCACCATATTGAGCCTCAAACATAATGATTTGACCAAGGTCTGGCGTAACGTCTCCATCAAGACCTTTAATGGTTCTTAAAGTAGTGTACGAAATCTCACGGCGTAGGGCCTTATAAGAGTCCCAAATGTGCAGGTGTGTACCATGTAGCGTTACAGCATACCCTAGTTGTTTAGCAATTCTTACTAGCAACTCCCAGTCTGATTCCGCTGTTTGAGCAATTCTAGAAAACCTGTAGTTGTCTTTTGGAACTGACAATGAAAAATCGTATTTTAAAGCAACCTCTTTTGCAAGGTCAACAATTGATACATCTTCCCAGGATTTAGAGACCTTTGATTTCATCAAATAACTAGCGCCCATACAATAAACACGAATCATTTGGAAGGGGCTTCCGTTTACTAAACCTTGTGCAGTTACTGATACTGGTTCTAGAAAAGCAATATAACCGTAGAACTCTGCTGGTTCCAGATTAGGGTAGTTAATAGATACAGTGATTGGTTTTTCTAAATAGTCTGAAAACGTATCGGGACTAAACCCACCAAAATCCAAAATGAGCATGTCATGTTGGTTTTCTCGCTGTTCCAAACTAATACGGTGCAAAGCCATATAATCAACATTGACATTGTCAATGTTGATTGACACGTCAGGAGATATTGGAGATGCGGTCTTAAAAATCATAGAACAGGAACTGCAATAGATGTGCCCGCAGGAATTTGGTCAGGAAATTTAACAGTTGGATTTAAACCTGCAATTTTCCAGTATTGCGTAGAATCACCCAACACACGAGCGGCAATCTTGTCAAACGTGTCACCCTCTTTGGTAGTTATTGTAATGGTGCGCTCTGCAACATACTTATCACCTTTTACAGAGATGTTGTAAACTACCCCGTCTCTTTCCCATAAATTTGCTTTATATCTTGAGTTTGAATTAAGCACTTGTATCGTCTGCCACTTCTACAAAATCAAAGTCTAAACCAAAAGTTGCAAATGATGCTATTGGTTCGTTTGCATCTAACGTTCTAACAACACTTTTAATCACAGGTACAGCAACCTCTCCACCACCTGCACCACTGAAATAAGCAGTCAAAGTTAACTGTGCAAGTATTTTTACGTTGTCACCAAAGTATTTTGATGCATTATCAGCGATTCGTTTGTCATCAAACCCGTATACAGCCATGTCATCAGTTATCCAATTTTTTTCATAAGGGTCATCAAAAGTGCCTTTAATAATTTCTTTTGATTCCAAAGAATCTAAACCTTCTTTTGTATGGTCCTTACTTGTACTGACCTGTCCCCAACTACTAGTCAGAACTTTGACTCGGCACTTTGCAATAGACACTAAGTCTTTGTAATTACCAGCAGTTAAATTACCTTTATTTGATTGTTTAATTATTTCGCTATCAGTCCATTTTGCTGGCAGTTTATCTGCATCATAAAAATACAAATTAAGACTGGTTACCTCTACCCGTGTTATGGCTGCTTTATTGTTTACTAACCCTTTAAAAAATGGGTCTGTTCTAAACCTTAATGATTTTGTATCTACTGCTTGTGCCAATGTGTACCCAATTTTATAATAATAGTCTGGGTCTGTTGCGTAGACATTAGTGTTAAAATCGTAAATTGCTTTCCACCAACTATTCAAACTGTATGGTAGTTCTGCATCAATGTGTATTTCTACGTTGCTCCAACCTGAATAAGCAAAGCCCATGTTGGCAAGTTTTCCAAAAGTGTGCCGTAGCAATGCACCTTTTGCTGTTTTAGTTGCGGATTCATCAGCAACGTTGTTATCAATGTCTTGTGTAATTTGCTTCTCAAGTTGTTCACTAATGTAAGAATTTTTACGAGCAAACCCAATGTAAAGTGCTTGTACACTTAGAGTTACCTGACAAACAGTAGGAACCATGTTTTCACTAAACTTATGAAAAGCCACAGATGACGCTGTTACAAACCCTTCAACCATAAACAATGACGAAAAAACAATACGAACTGGCATTGGGTTTAGAAATGCTGAGTTTCCTAAAACGCTAGTCAATCCACTAGTAGATTTACCCTCTGGGTCAAAAAAGTCAGCACCTGAATATGGGTTAATAGGTTTACCATCTGAGTCTAGTTCTCCTGTATTACGTAAGTTTTTTGAGGCTTCCCAATAGGCACGAATTGTTTGAATGGTATCCTCAGTAATGGACTGACCAATAATAGAGTCAAGAACATACAAGTCTACGAGAACACCTAAGTCTCCTACTTGATTTTGGTTAAACAGCAATGAGTCTCTGTTGTTTTCTGGATTCTTGCTGTCCGTTACAGGACCTGACCCGTAGTTGTCTAGCAATTGAGTTAAAGGTGTTGTTGGTACCGTGGAACCATTACCATCTTTATATACTTGTCCTGCAACTTCACGTTCACGGTTAAATAGAAGTTGAAATTCAAAAGAAGCCTGACCTGGAATTGCTTGAAGCAACTGAGTTGGGTCTTGCAGAAGCGGGTTGAGAGTTGAAGAACTTGCTTGTACAGAACGAAGAATCAAACTTGGATTAAATTGAAAAAAACAACGGCGAATAGGTGGGTTGATACCATTGTACTTGTCTGCTAAAGTGCTGTTTTTATTTTTGTATGCCTCACCTGTTCGTTTAATAATTTCAGGAAAGATTCCACGAATAAACCCACGTTGTACAGGCAGCCTGCCAAGAGGTCCATTCTTAAGGTCATCATAGACATTTGGGTAGTATGTACCTGGGTATAAGAAGTCAGGGTTGTCTAAGTTGGTACGAGCAGTTGGGTTACTACCTGACTCAATCTTTTCAATGTTTAAAAATTGATTAGATGAATAACCAGTTCGGTTGATAGGCATTAAGTGCTCCTCAT